AAAGGCGGTGTGGTGTGCAAGCACTGCGGCGTCCACATGGTCAGCAAGACCAACTTCCATCCCATCTTGGGCAAGAAACACAAGAAGTCGTGTCCTCGCGCCCGCAACATGAACTGAGGAGACATGGGACATTTAGGCGGTGACACCTACGTCACATATCCTGACTTGCCGTCCATACGTGAGTCAGAACAGAAGATCGAAGAGAAAGCCGCTGACGCACTGGGCTACCTTCAACGTCGTGGACAAGAGGACCTCGCAGAGATGCTCGGGCTTCCTGAAAAGGGCGAGAACTGATGGACCAGATCAGAGCGTTGATCGCTCTGGCTGAGGCTGCTGGCGTTCGTCACGACGACATGGTTCGTGTCAGTGTTACAAACCTGGGTATCGATGCTGAAGTCCAGATCACACTTGGCGAACTCAAGAACGCTGTACGTGAACGTCCCACGATTGTCAACTCTTGACATTCTCACTAGACAAACACCAATCGGAAGCAATAGCTAAGCTTTCGACTGGTAAAGTCTTGATCGGGTGGACCGGGTCTGGGAAGTCTATTACGGCTTTGGCCTACTACAAGGCACTGGATCCGTTCCGCCCGATCTACGTTCTCACAACTGCCAAGAAACGAGACAGTGGAGATTGGTTTGCTGATGCGATGAAGCTTTCGTTGACGAACGAACTCATCGTGGATAGCTGGAACAACATCGGCAAATACACCGATATTCAAGACGCTTTCTTCATCCTCGATGAACAGAGGATTGTGGGAAGCGGAGCATGGGTCAAGGCCTTCTACCAAGTCGCTGCAAAGAACGAGTGGATCCTCCTGTCAGCTACGCCTGCCGACACATGGGTTGATCTAGTCCCGATATTTGTGGCCAACGGCTTCTTCAGGAACAAGACACAGTTCAACAATGAACACGTGAGGTTCTCGAGGTTTACGAAGTATCCCAAGATCGATGGGTACTATGACACCTGGTTGCTCGAGAAATACCGTGACCAACTGTATGTGGAGATGGACTATCTCCCACCTGCGACACGCGTCGAACACATTGTAGATGTGGACTTCGATGTGCATGAACAGAAGCTCCTCTATGGCGCAAGATGGAACTTCTACGAAGACCTACCGCTCAAGGACGCTGGCGAGATGATGCGATATTTGCGTCAGAGTGCTAATCTACACGACTCTCGCTATGACAAGATACTGGAGCTGGCAGCTGAACACCCAAGACTTATCATCTTCTACAACTTCGACTATGAGTTGGAGAAGCTGAGACTACTACATACTGAATTGGACAGACCTATAGCTGAGTGGAATGGTCACAATCACCAAGACCCACCTGACTCAGACGAGTGGATCTATCTAGTTCAGTATCAGGCAGGCGCAGAAGCATGGAACTGTACATCAACAGACACCATCATCTTCTACAGCCTTCCATATTCGTACAGGCAATTCCATCAGGCCATGGGCCGCATCGATAGGAAGAACACGCCGTACACAGAGCTGCACTACTACATCTTCAAATCACGTGCGATCATCGACCAAGCAATCTGGAAAGCCTTGCGTCGAAAGAAGAACTTCCAAGCTGCTGCGTTCGCCAAGAAATCATGGCCACGCAAGGAGTTCACACCACTCAATCGCGCAGCATAACGCTCTAGGTCTTTTACAAGGCCTAGAGTTTTGTCCGGGCAGGAAAAACATTTACTATTATGAGGAGATACACCTACGTTTACGCTGAAATCAGAAACGTACATCTCTTCATGGTTTTCGCTAGGAGGTGAGATGAACGAAAACGAATATCAACAGCACGTAGCAGCTGAGATCTACAAGGTCTTTGAGCCAGCTAAACCTCTCGAAGACATCATCGTCTACATCAACGACCCCAACTACATTCAGGGGATACCGGACTTATCAGTGTTCTACCGTCCCACCGGTAAGTGGGCCATGCTTGAGGTGAAGATGTCGGCTAACGCCAAAGAACGTCCGAACCAACGCTGGTACATCGAGAACTGGGGTCAATCCATTTTCACCGCATTCATCTACCCCGAGAACGAAGAGGAGGTGCTACTTGCGCTTCAACGATCACTGGGATGTTGAGGGCAAGCACGCCTTCCTCGGCGCCAGCAAGTACCACTGGATCCGATACGATCTCGAGAAGATGCGTCGTATCTGGGAGAACAAGTTCAAGTCCGAAAAGGGCACACGACTTCACAAGCTAGCCGCTTTCTGCATCAAAGAGCGGATCAAGCTTGAGCACAATGGGACCACACTCAGCATGTATGTCAACGACGCCATTGGTTTTCGTATGACACCTGAGCAGGTTCTCATGTACAACGAAGATTGCTTTTGTACACCAGATGCAATCTCATTCGACAAAGAGCTACTTCGAGTTCATGATCTTAAGACAGGAGAACATCCAGCGTCTTTCGATCAGACTCGTATCGCTTGTGCATTGTTTTGTCTCGAATACAAGGTACGACCATTCGAGATTGAGATGGTCATGAGGATCTACCAGAATGATCAGATCTTTGAACTCAATGCCGAGCCCGCCGAGATTCAGGAGATCATGGACACGATCAAGTCATTCACCAAGGAAATCCAGGCGATGAGGGAGGTCATGTTGTGATCCTTGACGACCAAGACGAGCTTCAGCACTACGGCATCCTTCGAGAGTCGGGTCGCTATCCTTGGGGATCGGGTGAAGACGAGTATCAGCGCTCAATGAATTTCTATGCGATGATCGATGACTTGAAGAGCACGTTCCGTAAGCTTTTCGGAATCGATCCTCCTGAGAAAGAGGTCGCTGATGCGATGGGTCTCACTGTTGCGGAACTCCGTGACACCAAGACCATTGCCAAGGAAGAGATCGTCAAGTACCAGACCGACGTAGCAGTCAAGCTTAGGGCTAAAGGTGTTTCAATCAACGAGATCTCAAAGGCCCTCGACGGTTTGCCACCACCGACAGTCCGACTTAGGCTGAAGAACAGCGAAAACCTTCGGCAGTCCACATTGCGCAACACCGCGGACATGATTCGCAATAATGTGGATACTTATAAGATCGTCGACATCGGCAAGGGCACTGAGCTCAACATCGACACCGGAGTCAAGTTGGGTATCAGCCCAGAGAAGCTTCGAGCCGCTGTTTCTGTTCTCAGAGACGAAGGGTATCGGACTTATAATCTTCAGGTGCCACAGGTGGGCACAAAGCAGTTCACGAACCAATTGGTGATCGTACCACCAGGTACAACCAAGGCTCAGGCCAAGGCGATGATCCCAGACATCCACACGATGGGTGAGTGGACAGAGAATGATGGTGTGACCTTCTCCCACATCAAACCTCCGCTTAGCATCAATTCTAAGCGTCTGCAGGTTGTGTACCGTGAGGATGGTGGCACTGATCAAGATGGTGTAGTGCACGTCAAACCGGGTGTCAAGGATTTGAGCATGGGTAAGAACACCTACTCTCAGGTCCGCATCATGGTGGACAATTCACACTACATCAAGGGCATGGCGATCATTGATCACACCATGGACCCCAATGGCCCCGATCTCATCTTCCACACCAACAAGCCTCGTGCTGTAGGGAAGTTGGGTGCTCTCAAGAAGCTTGAGCCTGATGAGGACAACCCATTTGGATCAACCATCAATCGTCAGATCTTCGATGGTGACCCGGATAAGCCTTCATCGGCTATGAACATTGTCAACGCTCCTGGTGATTGGGAAGACTGGCGAAAGTCATTGCCTTCCCAAATGTTGGCAAAGCAGCCTCACTCTTTGATCGAATCTCAGCTGACAACCACGAGACAAGATCTCATGGCTCGCTTGGACGAGATCAATTCCATCACCAACCCTGTGGTCAAACGAGATCAGCTCGAGAAGTTCGCTGAAGCTGTGGACTCTGATGCAGTAGACCTACGTGCGGCAGCGATGCCTCGCCAACGTACTAAGGTCATTCTTCCTGTTCCCACCATCAACAAGACAGAGGTCTATGCCCCTGACTACGAGACTGGTGAACCGGTGGTACTTATCAGATACCCACATGGAGGTCGGTTTGAGATTCCTGAAGTCACTGTCAACAACAACAATCGAGCAGCTAAGAAGCTGTTGGGCGATGCGCCCGATGCGATTGGAATTCACCCGGAAGTGGCAGCGCGCCTTTCTGGAGCTGACTTCGACGGAGACACGGTTGTCGTCATCCCGAACAAGCAGGGACTTATAAGAGGTTCTAAGACCACAGCAAAAACGTTTGAGCAACTGCAGACCTTCGATCCTAAAGTTGAGTACGGTGGATACGAAGAGAAGAATGGTAAGGGCAACTACAAGCTCATGACACAGACCGGTCTTGAGATGGGTAAGATCACCAATCTCATTACCGACATGTCCATTCAGAATGCTAGACCAGAGCACATTGTTCGTGCGGTCAAGCATTCCATGGTTGTGATTGATGCTGAGAAGCACAAGCTCGATTACAAGAAGAGTGAGCAGCAGAACAACATCAAGCAATTGGTGGAGCTCTATCAGGCCCATCCTGAGACGGGTAAAAGACCCGGTGGTGCAAGTACCCTACTCTCACAGTCTACTGCCAGACAGCGTGGTGTACCACAGCGTAAGCTGAGGCCCATGAAGGAAGGCGGTCCTATTGACCCCGAAACAGGTGCCCTTGTGTACGTACCTACAGGCAAGACCCGTAGTGTGTACGACAAGAAGACCCAGACCTACAAAGAAGAAAGGGTACTGGTAACAGAGGAACCTAAAAGGGGTAGCCTTACTGATGATGCATACACATTGGTAAGGGATAGGAATGACCCTGTTGAGAGAACGTACGCAGAGCACACTAACGCTATGAAGACTATTGCTAATACAGCAAGACTTCAAGCAGCCCGCATACAGAACCCTACCATGAACAAGCAGGCCAAGGTAGTGTACGCCCCTGAGGTATCCAAGCTGTATGCAGATCTCGATGATGCGAAAAGACAAAAGCCTGTAGAACGTAGGGCTCAAGTCTATGCGAACCAGATCTTCAAGGCCAAGAGACAAGAAGATCCATTGATTCGTACTGATTCGGATAGGCGTAAGAAGGTAGAACGCCAGGCCCTGATCACTGCACGTGCAAGACTGAATCTTACTAAGCCCGTCATTGAGATTAGTGATAGGCAATGGGATGCTATTCAGTCAGGTGCTGTTAGTGCCAGTAAGCTTAGTGACATACTGAACTATGCAGATCCAGTACGGGTAATGGAACTGGCTATGCCACGTACTAACACTGTTATGACTAGTG